ATGGCAAAGGTAGCGGCAATGCGGGCACAACCACTTGGGACTGGTGGTGTAGTAAAAGGAAGTTCTCCGACTACTACATCTGATAACATTCCAGTTAGTGCAACGGCAGGAGAGTTCATGCAACCAGTAAGTGCTGTTAGGAAATATGGACTCGGTGGTATGGAGGCTATTAGAAGAGGATTAGTGCCTCCAGAATTGTTGAATCGTTATAGTATGAAGGGATTTAAGATTCCTTCTGGTAGTAGACTGGCAGAAGGAGGTACGCCGAGCCTTCCTCCTGGAGAAGGAGGAGCAACGCCAGGAGTAGCAGGACAACCGATTAATATAATAAATATGCTCGATCCTAAAGAGTTTGATAAGTACTTGTGGTCTCCGCAAGGAACGAACTCAATAGTAAATATAATTTCTTCTAACCAAGATAGGATTCGTAGACTACAGACGTCATGATAATTGATGATATAATAACTCTTCCTCCAAACTGGGCAGATGGTGTATCTTTAGAGAGATCATGGAAGACAAGTATTCAAACTTCTGTCGTCGGCTTGGAGATACGCAGTGCTTTGTTTACTTGGGCTCGTAGGAGACTGCAGTTTACAATAAACTCCTTAACTGCCGCTGAATCCAACTTTTTAAGAAGAGTACTTTGGAAAAATATCCATAATGTTTTAGGTATTCCTTTTTGGATGGATAGAACTCCTCTAACCGTTCAAGCTGATTCAGGTCAAGCTGTACTTCAGGTCGCTGATACTACAAATAGAAATTTTGAAGTTGGTGCTCCTTGTGTAGTAATGACTTCTTATGATACATATGAATATGGTGAAATACTCTCATTTACAGATACCTCAATAACTTTAACTGCAAATTTAACTTCTACTTGGGCAACTGGTTCAGTTTATCCAGTACTTCAATCAAGATTTGAGTGGCAGCAGCAACTTGGTGGAATTACAAGTGCCATAGCTAATTTAAGTGTGAATGCTGATGAGGCATTCGATGCTGATGTGACTAAAGTCTTTATTGGTGCAGATCCATTTATCACTCATCTTAGTAGACCAGTATTTACTCTTGAACCTAACTGGCGTGAAACTGTAGACCAGACGATAGGAAGACCTTACGATATATGGAAATTCCTTGGTAAAGAAGCAGTTGATACTTCACGGGAAGAGAGTACTATTGGAACCAAAGCACTATTCACCTTTTATAATAGAACTGACTTATACGAGTTCATAAAATTCTTCGACTATGTAAGAGGTAGATGGGGTAGATTCTACTGCCCCACTTGGATGAGAGATGTAGTAGTTACTTCTGCAGTAGGTTCAGCAGATACAGTACTCGACGTTGAAGCAATTGACTGGGCGAACTACTGGGACATTGGATACGATATTGGTCCCGCAGGTGCTAATCTTTTCTTGTGGGCACCTGATGGTACAAAGGTAGCGAGAGAGATAGTAGATGAACCAACTACCACTACTTTGGAATTAGGAAAAGCAGTAGGTATAGATGTTACAGCAGAAGGTCTTTACGCTTTGCTTTGTTCGTTTCTTCCACTATCCAGATTTGCTACTGATTCTATTGAGATAAAATATGAAGCTGAGAATGTGGCGGAAGTACAGGTCACCTTTGTAACTATTCCTGGCGTGTCTTCTTATAGTTCTTCGTCTTCATCGAGTCGAAGTTCATCCAGCTCATCATCTAGTTTAAGTTCAAGTAGTTCCAGTTTAAGTTCAAGCAGTAGTTCATCCAGTTTATCGAGCAGTAGTTCTTCGTCATGGAGCAGTTTCAGCAGTAGTAGCTCATCCAGTAGCAAATCCAGTAGTAGCAGTTCGTCCAGTTTATCGAGCAGTAGCAGCTCATCCTTATCAAGCAGTAGCAGTAGTTCGAGTCAATCTAGTAGTAGTTCAAGTTATTCAGTGGGTCCGCAATGGAATTCTATATGGGACAATACTGACTTTCAAATCTATCCCGCTGTTCCGCGAGGTTCTTGGCAAACGGATCATTGGGAAGGTGATGTAGGAAGTCCTTACTATCTAACAATTTCTCCGGTAGGTGGATGGGAAGTTGGATATCGTCCTTCAAAAATGAGAATTACTTTTTCTAATTATGCAGGACCGATTGGAATTTGGTTATATGATACAAGTAATTTTTTCATTGTCAACGATGATACGATTTCAAATCTAGATGAATTGACTATTGACTTCGCAACTAAGAATTTAGATATAAAATTTATTTTATTTAGAATTGGTATGCAGGATGCTCACATAGATAATATCGAATGGTTCATATAGGAGTAATGGATGACTGTATCGCAAGACTTCATAGATGCTGAACAGACAGCAGAAAGACGACCTGCTGAGTTATACCATTTGTGGCAAACGGGAGTGATGAATAAATACTTTACTTCTGGAGATGCACCTGTAGTATATGATGGAAATACATATATCCCGACAACGGTTGAAAGAGGTAGTTTTAAACATACGGTCACGGTTGAAGAAACAAAAGTTTCATTGAATTTTGCAGACGTTCCAGATCCTTTCGATGACTACATAGATCAGACGATAGTGGATACTATTTGGGTCAAGATAATGAAGATCCATAGGGACATGAGTCCTGTAGAAGTAAATACTACTTTTGTCGGTAGAATAAAAAACATTACATTTGAAGGGAAGGCTATAAAGACAACTTGTTCTGGTATCAAAGGATTGTATAAGAAGTCTATCCCAAAGTATAGATACCAGCCCTCTTGTAATCATCTACTATATTCAACAGAATGCGGGTTAGTAAAAACTAACTTTGATTACCAAGGAGTAGTGTCTGCTCTTACTACAGATGGGTTGTATTTCGAATCAGTCGATATATACAACCTGATGGTAGTAGATGCAATTAGTACTGATAACTGGTGTCAATGGGGTTATGCCGAGTTCGGTAATTACAGAAGAGTAATTGCTATCCATAGTGACAAGTCCTTTTATTTAAGGTACAAGATTCCTGGTCTTGCAGTGTCTGATACTATAAAAGTTTATGCGGGATGTGATGGTCTTCCAATTACATGCAGGGATAAATTTGCAAACATGAATAACTTTTTAGGCTTTAAAGATATTCCATTTGATAACCCAGTAACAACGGCGATACCATAATGAATTATTTCGATACCGAGAAAAAACAGGAAGAATTACTTAAAATATTGAAGTCATGGGAAGGCACTCCTTATAGGCATAAAATAGGAGTAAAAGGTAAAGGAGTAGATTGCATTCACTTGACGGGACGTGTAATGGTTGAAGCGGGAGTAATCCCAAAATTCACCGTTCCTGATTATGCACCTGACTGGCATTTACATAGGACGAACGAATTGCTTATAGATGGAATAAGTCAATTTCCGAATGTAGAGAAGTTTGATCCAGCTACTACTACTTTAATGAACGGAGATATTCTTATTTACAAATATGGACGAGCTTCGTCTCATACTGCAGTTTACTTTGGCGGTTATATATGGCAGGCGATAGGTGGAGATGAAGTGAGAAAGAATAGCATCACTAACATAAAAGATAGATTAACTACCGGATTCAGGGTTAAAAAGATATGAGTGTCAAAGGTGTAGTATTTGGCATAGTTGGAGCTGCCGCAGGATATATAATGGGAGGTCCTGCAGGAGCAGTTATGGGCTTTGGTCTTGGTCTTGGTATAGGCATGGCAATGGATGCTACTACTGCCGATGCCCCTGATACTCCCGGTCAAAGTCAAATAAATAAAATGGAGATTCCAACTTGTAATTACGGAGATCCATTACCAGATTTTATAGGTACGGCAAAAATTGCAGGAAATATCATTCAGTCATGGGGTCATAGGGTAGTAGAGGTAACAGAGCAACAACAGTCACCTGCTGGTAAGATGGGTGGTGGAGAAGGACAGACTGTAGTAGTTGGATATGAACATTATTTATCTTGGTTGCATTCATTTGCTTATGGATTTGAGCCTGCCTCTACACTACACACGGTTTTATTTGACGATAAAGTAGTATGGCATGGCACTTTAACTGATGACGACGTTGACGGAGAAGAGACAATTCAGTTAGGAGACCCATCTGGCGAAACACTTGGCTCTATGACATTTTATTTTGGTAGTAGTACTCAAACAGCGAATGCAAAAGCGGTAGCGGCATTGGATGATACCACTTTGGGATCTGCTTATAGAGGACTTGTCTATGCGATGTTTGATGATGTTATGGTGGGAACCTATGCGAGAATGCCCTCTATAAAAATAATAGTAAGTAAGCATCCCGCAATTCCGGCTATAGGTGATTCTACATTGGCGGTAGTAAATGAACTTGACTACAATCCTGCTTTTGCCATTTATTATTTGTCAGATAAACATACGGGTATGTCTACTTCATTTTTGAATGCAGCATCTTTTGCTACTGCTGCAAGTTACTTTAAGAACACAGACTTCCCTGGTGTCGGTATCAGTATGTTTATAAGTCGACAAGTGACAGCAGAAACCTATATCGAAGCGATAATGAGCCATGTTGGCGCTTCCCTTGTAGAGATTGATGGTGAATTACATTTAGGAGTACTTCGAAATGATGTGAGCGAAAGTTCGATGGATACTATAACAGATACAGAATCGTTGGAAATACCTTCGTTGACGATCGGTTCGTGGGAGGACACCTTTAACGACGTAAAGATAAATTATAGTAAGGTGAATCATCGTGCAGAGTTAAATTGCGGTAGTATAGTCCATGAATATACTGATATTGAAGAAATTTCAGATTTATCAATAAACGAGAGAAGTATTTTACATATTTCCACAGATATATATTTTATTTGTTTGGGTAATGCTACGTTTAAAACGTATAGAATTGATACTGATGGAATGATAGGACCAGAACTTGATTTTCATACTTATTCTACTCCATCTAATCTGGGTTCTGCATTGGGAGCCTGTATAGTATCTACAAATCCGGCGGTCACTTATGTAGTAGTCGCTGGATATAGATCTACTTGGCGATCAACATTGGCAACTTTTTCTATAGATAACGCAACAGGAGTAATAGCAGAAGTCGATTACGCTGATATGGGAATAGATCTTGGACCTGGAGGTCCAGATTCAATTGTTTCTATGGGAACCCAGATATATGCCGTTGCTGTTGGGGGTGGAGTATACACAGCAGAAATAACAATCAATGGATTAATAACTACCCCTGCCATAGATTCAATCTTCATTGGTGGCGCTTATGGAAAAGCTTACAGAGTCAATGCGGCAGGTGGTGGTAGAAATTTATTGGTGGGATGCACGTTGTCTACTGGGGTGTTCGACAGATCAGCCCATATTAGAAGTTTTACCGTTGATATAGTCGGAAGTTTGACTTTATTGGATACATACAATCTGCCCCTTCTTGGTAATGGTTCTACTCTATACCATTTTGATATTGTGCCTGAACCATATGTCACAGGAGATCGTTCTTATTCGTGGCATGGAATTGCTTATGCATATCTAGATATAGGTAGGTCGCTTGTTGTAGAAACAATCGGTTTGGTGGGAGGGATGTTTGCAGGAGCACTTACAGATTCGTGGATAGTAAAACCAGTTAACGTTGGTGACATTTACATGTCGAAAATCGGCGGAAATTATTCGACAGGAAAAGGTATCGTCCTTTACTACCAATATGGAACGACCTTGTCAAGCGCACGTTTGACTACACTTCTTGTAGAATTTGATGGCACTCTGACGCAACCGTTTGAAGATGATGTGCAAATTATCGGTGGTTTGATCGATTCTGGTATATATAACGATGAGTGGATGCACGGAGCGACTCCATTATTAGTTGAAGGTTCAAATGGACAATATTTAATGACATTTGCCAAGTCACCATCGCATAAACCCCAACTTTACACAGCACAAATTACTGGTTATTGTGATGAGTATACATAAGGTAGAAAATGGCTGATGAATATTACGACATAAAGGAAGATGTAGTAAAGGTTGATGATATAGCGAATAAAGACCTTGTTCAAAATATCAATACCAAAAGCGTAAAGTTGATGTACTTCACTCATGCGGAAAATGCTATATGGGCAGCCGATAGGATGATTAAATCCTTGGCTTTTCCTGCGTTTGAAATTTCGTTATCGGTTAATCGTTATGCTTTCAAACTTCGTGCCGGTCAGTGTTTTAAATGGACTTCTGCTAAGTATGGAATAACTGACATGATAATGCGAATCATGTCAGTAGACGAAGGCCCTTTAAATTCTGAAGAACTTACTTTAATCTGTATTCGAGATCCGAATTATATAACTACGTCTATTTCGGTATTCGATGTTACGGGGTGGACAGGTGTAGGAGTTGATGCAAGTATTCTGGAAGTCGCTCCATTGGATTATTTTAGAGTTGTAGAATCTCCATATGTGCAAGTTGGAGATGTTATGGAAATCACTCCTTTGGCGGCGCGGGTATCAGGTAGAGAAGTACGATACGTTCTTTATATGTCGCTAGATGGTGGAGTTTCATATACTAATAAAGTAGTAGTCAATAACTATCATCCTCATGGCAAATTGATTGCACCTTATACTGCAAATAGAACGAGGATTGATGATAAAATAGGCTTTACGTTTCGAGCCTCCTACGACGGTGACTGGGATACTGTGCAGTCTATATCTCGTGGTTTCTTATACGGTGGATATAACCTTGCATTGCTTGGGGATGAAATAATCTGCTTCCAGACAATTACTCCAGATGCCATTGTAGACGGAATATATCATTGCGATGGGGTGTGGGGCGGAAAGTTTGACTCCGAAATAACAGCGCATCCAGTAGATACAGAACTGTGGTTTATAGGTACTTCTGCTTTTTCTATAGGAGATCCGAATTTACTTGTTGGTATCACTCCTTATTTCAAACCAGTTCCTATAACTACTACCGCTCTTGGAAGTATTGCTACTGCACCATCTGATGGTATTGCTTCTGTGTATGGTAGAGGGAAAGCACCTTATCCTGTAGCGAATCTAAAAGCAAATAGTGAACTTGCAGAATTATATCCTGTATACTCCCGTGGAGATGATATTGTTTTAGATTGGGATGCAAGGATACGTGGTCAGGGAGCAGGCGCTCAACTACCAGATCAAACAGATAGTCCCGGATCCTATGAAGGTTTGTTTAGAGTCGATGTTCTTCAGGGAGCGACAGTAGTACGGTCTACTCTTGCAATAGCAGCAGAAACTTGGACTTACACAGATGTTATGAATGTAGTAGATGGTGGTCATGCAGACTTAATTATCAACGTTTACAATTACATTGAGGAAGTAGGTGTAACTTATACTTCGTTGGTAAGAACGATTACAATGACACTTATGCATGGAGTAGGTGCGAGTGTATCAAGTTCAAGCAGTAGTAATTCATCAAGCAGTCTATCCAGTAGTAGCTTGAGTAGTTCAAGCAGATCTAGTTCTTCTTCAAGCTCTAGTAGATCTAGTTCTAGTTCATCGTCAAGTCTGTCAAGTTCTAGTAGCCTGTCCAGTAGTTCGTCGTCTAGTAGTCTATCCAGTAGTAGTAGTTCCTCAAGTTTATCAAGCTCGAGTAGTAGTAGTTACTCAAGTAGTAGTTCATCTTCTTCTTATTCGTCAAGTAGTATATCAAGTTCATCCAGTAGTAGATCGAGTAGTAGTAGCAGTTCAAGTTCAACAGTACCTCCGACATGGACTTCAATATTTGATAATACTGATTGGTCGATTGATACTTATGGAACATGGGATGGGAGTAAATGGTTGGCATCTGCTATCGGGGGAGGCTGGTTTGGAGTTTATCTGGAACCTTTGGGCGGATGGGAAAGTGGTTTACGACCAACAAAAGTAAGAGTCACTCATAACCTTGGTGGCACGATGACTCAAGCAAATCTAATTGCTATTGCTACTACTATAAACGGTCCCACTTGCGACGATAACTATACGAGTTTAACGGAATGTGATATAACATTTGCAGGGGATGATATTACTGATTTCAGATTTACAAATAACGGACTGACGTTTCAAATTACTAACATAGAATTCTTATATTAGGAGATAGATATGGCAGAAGAACTAGTACTTGAGACAATACCAACCGGCACTTCAGGTTGGATAAGTGTCGCACAAAGTAATTTCGATCTTGTCGAGAATTTTGTAAACTCTCTACATACAGGAATAATAGTACATGAGGGAGCTGTGATAACACACAATGACGAGATAGTAGTTAAATTTTAGAAGGGAGGTGATAATGTGGCAAGTTTAATAGAAAATGCTCTAACGAAGATCAGTACTACTACTGTACCTTTCAATGCTACGGGACAAACCACGCTTTACACAGTACCAGTAGGAAAGTTGTTCATACCTGTGTTTGCAATCGCAAGATGTGGTGCTGATGCCGCTGATACGGATATTACTCTTGGAAGAGTTGGTGCTTTGACCGATTTCCTTGGTACTACTCAGTTGGACAATCTGGACGCTGACGGCGATCAGGTCCTTCTTATGCCAGTACCACAGGATCCGGCGTTGAAGTTAAAGACCTATGCTGCAGGAGTGGTGGTTCAAGTTGATGTAACTGTAGGCAATGGAGGAGCTACAAATTACATTGATCTGTTTGGTTTCTTGATTGACGTATAACAGTAACCCTTAACAATAAAAAAGGAGAAGTTGTAATGTCGAAAGTAAAGAAGTTTCCGCAAAAGTCTGAAATACGAAAAAAACTTTTGCAAGAGGCAGCAACTCTCGAAAAAAATCTCGAGTTTATGGAAGTCATGAAGGGCAATCCTATTGAGGAGACCCTACTTATATTCCACTTTAAAGACGGTAGTACTCACAGAGTGTATCCATCCGAAGAAGTAACTATCCAACTACTTACAGAAGCGTTAGAAGAAGATTTTGGAGTTGATCTTGACACAGCGTCTGACGTAGGTGCTACTGAAGTTGAGGAACTACAGTTACCGAGAAGGGTGGTATTTCACAACCGTCAGGCACTTGGTGACATACTTATGTTTACCTGTGCTGTACGAGATTTCAAACGAGCCTATCCAGAAGTAGAGGTACAGGTAAGGTCCACTGCTATGCACATTTGGGATCACAATCCAAATATTAAGAGCGGTAAGTGGATTGAGGTAGTAGATCCTCTTATGTATTGGCAAGACAAAAGTAAAAAACCCTCACCAGATCAACTGAGACAGCTGACAGAGCATGCTATAAAGACGGGTATTGATGAGGATAAACCAGTACTTGTTTATATAGGTCCAGGAAAAGCTACAAATGCTTCTAATCGTTCAGATCTTCACTTCTCAAACGCTTTTAGACTTTCTATGGAGCACGCATTGGGGGTTCGTATCCCGCAAGGACCGATACGACCTGATGTGTACATGTCAGAAGCAGAGTACTCGGCACCTCCGCTTGTCGAACCCCCATACTGGTTGATAGTAGCGGGTGAGAAAGGTGACTGGACTTGTAAAACCTTCCCCTTTCAGAAGTGGCAACGCGTTGTAGAGAGTTTACCGAAGATAAAGTTTGTCCAACTAGGTAGTACTGGACATAAGCATCCAGAACTAACTGGAGATAATGTAGTAAATATGATCGGGAAAACTCAGGACGGAGATACGGGTATCAGGGACTTGTGGAACCTGTTTAATTACTGTGAGGGTAGCATGGGACTAGTATCCTTTCAAATGCATTTGGCGGCAGCATTTAACAAGCCTTGTATTGTTATAGCAGGTGCTCGGGAGCCCGTTCACTTCACCAGGTATCCCGGACAGCAATACCTAGCATCTGACGGTTGTCTACCGTGTACTATAGATAACGGTCACAACCCAAAAGCGTGTTGGTTTTGCAAAATAGAACGGTGTCCTTATGTAGTTGAGTCTGTAGGGCAAAAGGTACCGCTATGCGCTGACTTATTTAGAGTACATGATGTAGTTTCCTCTATACTTAGGTACTATGATGGAGGCAGATTGAGCTTTGAAAAACCTGTAGGTAAGTCGAAACTTGTAAAGGTTACAAAACCGGCACCGTTCTCAAAACCAAAACAATTGGAAACTGCTACTGCTCCAGTAGTAGTGCCAAAGGTAATGGAAGAGGAGGGCACAGTAGAGGAACCTATCACTATTGTTAATACTATTACAGAAAATGACCTGGTTCAGGCAATGGAGGAAGAAAAAGCAACTGATTCCGCCGTAGAGACTACAAGCAATTTATCTGTGGTTCCTTCCTTGGAAAATCTTTGGGGAATGGAGTTTGGTGGCGGTTCTCTTACAGGTCCTGACTGGGATTTCATGAAGGCTATAATTGAGGAGAACGACGTAAAAACTGTCTTGGAATTTGGGGCAGGACTTTCTACCCTACTTATGAACGATATGGGTCTAGACATAATCACCTTTGAGACAAATCAAGGGTGGATTGATAAGATACATGCGTTGAATCCAGATTGTGAAATACGACAGTGGGACGGGTTTAATTGGGAATACGAACTTGTAAAGTGCGATCTTGTCTTCGTTGACGGTCCTTCCGGTGGTATCAATAGGGAGTTCTCTACAAAGACTGCTTCTCAGATATCTGACATAGTTATAGTACATGATGGAGGTCGGGAGTGGGAAAAGAAGTGGCAAGAAATGTATATGGAACCGGACTTTTATCTCGCAGCAAAAGGCGGTCATAGGTGTTGTTTTTGGAAACGAGGGCAGATCCCGAAGTTAGAGGTACTTGATTCTGAAAACTTAGTTAAATTTGTTTTCAATGGTAGAGGAGAAGGTGGCGCTGAGCGTTCTACGCGGTATATGATGAATGAGCTCATTCAGAAGGGTTACCAGGTACAGTACATATCGCCTAACGAGTTTCCGTCTGGTACGTTTAGAAATAATCCCGTTCCTGGAGTGCAGTTTACCAACGACCTTTCTCAACTTAGGAATCCCTGTGACTTTATGTTCCTATATGCGAACGATTGGATATGGGAGTTCAAGAAACTCGAGGACGCCTTCTCTAATTTGCAGGCAAAGCGAAAGGTAATGGCAGTCAACTACAAAGTAGGTGGAGTAGGTGAAGCCAAGTGGACTTTAAACTGGGATAAATATCTGTTCTTGAATACCGAGTTGGAGACTGAAGTAATAAACCGCCATAAGAGGAAAGTAGGAACTATACCACAGACTAAATCTATGGCACCTCCGACAGACCTTACTGAGTACTTTGATAACGAACCTGATTACGGAGGAAAGTTGAGATTGATAAGGCACAGTAGTCAGGGAGATGCCAAGTATCCAAAGGACTTCAGTCAAATGGTACTTAGGATACTGGACGAAATTCCGGAGTCGGAAATATTCCTTATGCCTGCACCATCGTTTCTAATTTCCGAACTTTTAAGAAACGATAGAGTACATGTGCACAAGAGAAACGATCCGTCAGTAGTGGAGTTTCTAAAACTTGGGAACGTTTTCTGGTATAAACTACCGGATGGATACACTGAGGGTGGACCGAAGGTAATTATGGAGGCACAGGCAGCAGGACTTCCTATAATAGCAGACAATCACAGCGGAGCGAAGGATAGACTATCGAGAGGTGGTGGTTACCTTTGCGGTAGTATAAACGATCATATATCCGCTATGAAACACTTAACAAATCCTGATCAAAGAAAACTAATAGGTAACTTTGCAAGGGATCATGCTAGGTTTGCATATAACCCAATGTTGTGGATCCAAGAGATTCTCGGCGAAGAACAATTAAGATGTGATGAAGGTGATACATGTCAGATTCCAGAAAGTGGATAACTAGCAGGTCATGGTACCAAACTATTGACTTCGAAGATGACTTGAGGTCAAAAGGCTGTGATTGGTGCGGCGATCCTGCGTGGAGTAATATAGTCAAATTCTTGCCGGAAAGTTTGGAAGGTATGAGGGTTCTCGATCTTGGTTGTAACGCAGGATTATTTTGTGTTAGGACTGCATTGAAGGGAGCTGAGGTAGTAGGTATCGACTACACTGGATGGAGGAAGGACTGGGATTTCCAAGAGCAACAAGTATTTGTAAAGGAGTACTTTGAGAAGAAACATAATAAAAAACTTCCTATAACCTACCTATCAGGTAGGATGGAGGACGTTTTACAAGAACAGGATCTTGGCTATTTCGATTACGTGCTCGGTATTGCCTCCCTATACTACACTACTAACCATGAGGGCATAGTAAGAGAAATAGCCAAGGTCACTAATAAGGCTATAATACGGTTGAGAGAGAAAAACCGTATAGTACGTTTTACGGGACTCTTCGAAAAGTACGGTTATAAGCAGGAAAAGATACTACGTGAGAAATGGTGGGAGGTGATTGGTAGAAAGACGGACGACTTTTACATGTATCTGTATGTTAAGGAGTAACTGTGAACAAAGCACAGCTGAGATGTACAAACTTTGTTCATTACTACAAGGTTATCCATTTCCACAAAGATCTTTTCGGTTTTAGCCGACCATGTAATATATTTGAGTTAATGAACTTGGTAGGGTCAGAGAAAGGTAGTCAGAATTATCAGAAAGTAAAGTTGGATGACTACTACGTATCCTACCTACCATTACATAGGTTCGGAAGTGTACGACGTGGTGGTATGAGGTTAACTCCCGATATGGAAGCGTCCTATCTGTGGCACGAGTTGAGGAAGTCCATAGAAGAAAACGGAATTATAGTTCCACTGATAGTAGAGATATACAACAATAACAAAAAGCGTACGAGAGTTGTTGAAGGAAAGCACAGAATAGGTGCGATAAGTTTGATAAAACCTTACCATCCGTTTTATCCAGTACCCTGCTTAGCTACTGTAGTCGATCCAATCTATACTATGTATATGCATAAACGGAAACACCCCGATCCAGGTAGTAGTCAGGGGTTTCGAAAGTTCGAGTCGAGATAATGTTTAACGAAGATCAATTAAAATTGTTGATGGAATTTTACCACCATTGCCACGAGTTCATTCCAAAGGTTGAGGAGAGCTCTGCCGATTGGTGTCAGTCCTACTACCAGTACGAGGTATTGCAAGGATTAATTCTTGGAGATGACTATGCTGAAGGATTCTTACCCTTGTGGTTGCGGGACAGACCGAAATACAGAGGCGGACCTATACTGCGCCATATCAAAGCAAAGAAAGATACGTTTGAAACTTTGAAAAACATTAAAAGTCTTTCTGACTATCTTGTTGTGTGTGAAGTGGGATATGGCACCGATCTAATTGTTGCCATTATGGTGAAGGATTGGGCAGAGATACGGTGTTACGATCACAATCCATATATGGAGGAGGGTTTGATAAATTTCTTTGTAAAGGAGAGGGGAGTAAACCTTACATTTGAACAATCTCCTTCTTCTATATTTGACTTTGTCGGTATAGATAAAAGAACGATAGTAGTAGCGAATCATTCACATATACCAGTTACAAAACAAGGAAAGAATATAAGGGATAATGGAAATATAATATATGTGAGTGGTGGTGCTATTTTAGACAAGATACCAGTCACAGTGGAGGAGTGTAGAGAATATACGGGTAGAGGATACTTATAAACAATTAAAAAGGAGACTACAATGATACCACTTGAGAGTGAAAATGTCAGTAGTCTTAATAAATGTGAATGCAGTTATGACTATTCTAAAAAGGTAAAGGTCTACATTTATTGTGACCCAAGACGCTCTAAAGTATTAAAGTTTAGTGCAGGCAAACTTTCTATTCAACTACTCTACGAACCTTTCTACGTTGGGTGCGCTTCCTATCACAACTACTTGAGACATATGTATGGAAATAGCTCGAATAAACTCGTTAATAAAAGGGTGAGAAATATTAAGAAAATAAAACTGAAACCCATTATAAGAGTAGTAAAGAGGTTCGATAGAAGATCTGTTGCTGCTATACTTGAGGAAAAACTAATTGTGGCTATAGGTAGGAAAGATTTAGGTAGTGGACCTTTATTAAACGCCTCAGATGGACCGGGAGCAAAAAACGCAAGTAAAGCTGATAGGAAAAACAGAAGTATTCGAATGACAAACCTTATGAAGGGAATCGGTAAAGGTAACGACCATCCTATGTACGGAAAACAACAAAGCGAGAAGACTAAAAAGAAAATAAGTAGATCTCAAAAGAAGAGGTGGTCTAATCCTAATAATAGAAAGAAGTATTTAAAAACAAGACCAAGAGGAGAAAATTCACATAGAACAAAATTAACAGAAGACGATGTATTAGAAATAAGGAAACTGAGAAAGGAAGGTTTTACTATTAAAACAATAGCTAGTAAATTTGATGTTGGTGAGAAATGTGTTAGTCATATTGTTAATAGAAATAGCTGGAGACATATATAACATGAAAAAACCTATTAGTTTATTCAAGGTAGCAATGAGTGAAAATGTCAGTAGTCCGTTACTTAAAACGGTACACTCTGGTTGGATAGGACAAGGACCCAGGGTAACGGAA